TGACATTAGATCAAGAGTTAAAAAAGCTGGTGGATACGCTATGGGCGGCGAAGCAGGAGAGAGTCTTAGAAAAGGTAAAATTTTTAAAGAGAAGAGAGATAAACGAAGAAATGAAGTCGATGAAATGATCGAAAGATTGTATGGTCCAGGTATTAAACCAAAGAAAAAACCAAAGAATCTAGATAAAATTAGACCTAAAACAAAACCAAAGAAGCCCTAGGAGAGTATTATGTTAAGAAAAATTGCAAAAGAATTACGAAAAAAGAAAACTGCACCTAAAGAAAAGAAAAAAACTAGATCTTTAGATGACGTTATTGCGTCTTTTCCAAAAGGCAGAAGTGCTGCAGCAAAAAGAATTGGTAGTAAAGGTGTTAAATCAAAAGGTATTAATATTAGAGCTGGTAAAGGTAATCCAGCAGGTAAAGATTTAAGTATTGTTGGACAAATTAAACGTCTGATGAACCCAGGCCCTAGAAATGTTGGTAAACCAGGACTTCGTCAAGAAGGTGATTATATAAAAGGTAAAGATGGTAGACCTGAATTTAGAAGAAAACAAAAGCCCGCCATTCCTATGAAGAAAAAAAGAGGTGGTAAAGTAGATGCTACCAACTTAAATATTAAAAAAAAATACGGAAAAGCAATTAAAGAACGATTTCAAAGTAAAAATAGCAGAGCAAGAAGCAGATGAGCGACCAAGAGATACTCAAGCAACGCGATTTATTGGACGCGATCCTCGCATCACGGACAACGGACCAATATGAAAGAATTGAGAACATGAAAGTCATGGATTCGATATATTTTAAACAAAATCTACCCGAGAATGTGGTATTATTCCCATTACAAAGGATAAAAAGGTATGTACACACAACTACCAGAAAGCCCCGTAAGAAAGGTTTATAAATGTCGTCATTGTGGCGATGTTAACGTAAAATTTTACGATCCAAAACACGATAGAGCATATACTGCTGAAGAATGGGAAGTTATTATGACTGACGGGCGTCAAGCATTGGAAAAAGCATTAAGAGTTGTTAGTGAAGATCCAAAGATGTTTGCATAAACGTCGTTCTCTATAGATGTTTCTACCATTTTATTTTTTAAATTATTTTTTTAGTAAAGTACAAGTTACAAGGTAACAAGGTTACAAGTAGCAGAATACTTACCTTTTTTTGTAACTTCTTGTAACTTACAACTATTTACAAGTTACAAGATATTTATATTTTACGAAAAAAACTCGCATTTCTAGGAAATATTTAGTAATATAATAATTATTTGAGAAAAACATCTATTGAAAAGGTGCATTATGAAAGAAAATAACGACATACTTATCCCTGAAGCATACTCTGATGCATTGTTTGATAGAAAACTATCAGAGAAACAAAGAAGATTTATATTGTTTCTTGTCCATTCTGAAGGGCTGAAAACAGCTACACAATGTGCAATAGATGCTGGGTATGCACCTGGTTCTGCTCGGGTGAGAGCTTCTGAGTTACAACACCCTGAAAAATCACCACTTACTGCCAAAGCTATAGAGGTAGAAAGAAGAGCTGTAATGGATAGGTACAAATGCACTCAGGAGAGATCGTTGTCTACATTGGCTAGAATTAGAGACCAAGCGTCATCTGCTGGTAACTATAACGCTGCCGTAGCTGCGGAGACCAGGCGTGGACAGATTGCTGGGTTGTATGTTGATAAGAAAGAGATTCTTACAGGTACAATCGACTCGATGTCGAGAGATGAGGTAGAGAAGAAGCTACAGGACTTGAAGGAACAGTACAGTATTGAAACTACGTTTGAGGAAGTTAAAGAATTAGAAAATAAGTCTTGACTATAAAATAGAATGGGACTAGATAGGTTTTATGTGTTGGTAGCCGCACATATAAAAAAGGACTACCATTAGAAGGAATCAGAGGAGCCTATGGATAAACTCACTGCTAGTAGCCGAGCTAGTTCCCTTCGGCAAAGAAAAGGAGAAAGTATGAGACTAGAATCAAATGGTGAAATAATTCAAACTAAAGAAACTAAAGAAGAGTTTATTTTTGATGTTAGAAAATTATTAGACGCTAATGAAAATATTGCAGATGTTAATTTAGAGCAGATTGTTGACATGGTGCATGAACTTGCAGAATCATATAGGTATTAGTATGTTAGTAATAGTTAGACCAGACTTGTATGAGTATACTGCATTACCTATGACTGACGAGTTGTTCTGGCGTAGAATAGAGAACTTGAGGCGTGCAGCGCTGACTGCTGAAGACTTTGAGTTTAGGTTGTTGTATTATAATCAAATGATGGAATTGATGAAGAGGTGTCCGTGATTCAAATGATGCTTTTATTACTTGTCATACTGGTTGCTATCAATTGGAAACTAGCATTAATGATAGGTATATTTATTTATTATTTTGGTATTCCTTTTTGAAACCAGAATCAAAACTATGGCAAATGGTACGAAAGAACTTGCCCGATATACATTGGACTAGGTTTGAATCTTGGGTAAATCAAGGCGTACCAGACTTGCATGGCATCTGCGATGGGATTAATATTTTTGTTGAGTTGAAAGTAACATCAAGTAACAAAATAAATATAAGCCCCTTTCAAAAAGTGTGGAATATTAAGCATACTTTACATGGTGGAAGATCGTTTATTATGCTTCAGCACCTCTCTCAGAGAGCACTGTATATCTTTCCGTGTTCCGTGCTCCATTCTACATTGTCCATTACCCCCGAAACCCGCCCCCAGTATAGAGTAGAGCTGCCAGCGGACGCAGCTGCCTGGGCTGCGATCCACGAACATCTTCTGCATTCTCCATTTCCATTACCAAAGCCCAATCCCACAGGGGATATATAGGGTACGCATGTCCCCGCAGCGGAACCTGCTGGCACGCCAGTCCACTTCCATTACGGAAAACCAAGTCCTTTTACCAGCATAGAAGTTCCTGGATCCGCAGCGTACCAGGCGTGGCAGGAGCTACGTCATCTACATTCTCCATCTGCATTACCAGAGGCCAACCAACGTAAGGTATATACAGAAGCATGCTGGTCCCGCAGCGGAACCTGCTACCAGGATAACTTCAGGTCTGCATCTCCATTCCATTGGCAGAGGCCAACCGTTGTAAGGTAGTATAATGGATACATGCTGCACCTGCAGCTGCCAGGGAACTTCAGGTCTGCATCTCCATTCCATTAGCAGAAGCCCCGTGACCTGTGGTACTATAGTAGTTACAGGACTCAGGAGCAGACCCAGCTGAAGGAAGTTCGTGTGGAAGAAGAAATTAATTTAGCTCTTGACTATCTAATAAGATGGGACTATATAAGTACCTGAGGTTGGCAATGGATCTTCGTCCTTGCTCGGTTGATCAGAAGCCCGTTCGAAGTTCCCATACCTCAGTGGCTACCGAATCCGTTTCGAAGTTTTGCAAACGGCCACACGAGTCAGGAGCTGAGGAGAACCCACGGGCTTCCATAAGCAGATTCGTCTGCCAGACGCCCTGACTCACCTACATTAGAAAGGAACAAACTATGGAGACTGTAACAGTAGTAAAGAAAGAACCCACCTGCGCTGAGCTGGTAGCGCAGCAGTGGGAAGATAGACAGGAAGACCTGAAAGACCCAGAGTACGAGGCGCTTGGATTTGATTACGTAGAACCGCATACATTCAACGACCAACCAGAGGGCTACTGGCGTTGGCAGTTCAGCTGGGGCGGGCCCAGCGACGAGCTGCGCGGCTACGTTAACAGAGACGACACAATCCATCGGCTAGAATACTGGTACCTGGACTGGGGAGACGGCGCGCATGTGCTGGTGGACCAGGACGCAGCTGCCTGGACTCAGATGCAGGAAATGATTATGTCCACTGCACCAGGACAGGTAGCGTGATTCTACTCATTGCATTGCTGCTAGCAACGCATCACCCCGCAGCGGGGATGCTGCTGCTCTGCAGCTACCTGCTGCTGAAGTCGTTGTTCTAATGCCTCCACTCCATTCCATTAGCGAAACCTTTTGGTGTATATAGTATAATAGTAACAGAAGCTGCACGGGCGTGGGAGCTGAAGTTTGTGTGGAAAAAAAAATAAAATAAACTATTGACTTCTAATAAAATGGGATTATATAAGATATATTAACTAGAAAGACGAAAGGAAAATAAAATGTCAAAAGCTGTTAATATAATTGAAGTACTAGAAAAGGCACAACAAAGCCCAGCTAGTGTAAGTAAAAGAAATAAACAAGCTATCGTTGATGCGTATGGTCGTGCGTTAACAATGCAGAAAGTTCTGGCAGACTTTATTAAAGTCAACAGACAACTGATGATAGACTTGTCTATGAGTGAAAATGCAAACCTATTGCATGGGAAGGATTACTCTCTTCATGTATCACAAAAATTGGGTGCAAAGATTGACTCGCAACTCGTTAAAGAAAAACTTGGTGAGATTGCGTATCATCAATGCAAAGTACCAACGCAGTATAAACAGATACAGGCTATGCCTTTATCGGAAACAACAGTATCAAGAAACAAGAAAGCTACCATTGATGAAGTAGCTGATTTCAGAATTTCTGCTTAGTTCCAATGATGCCTAAGTAGAATATTAATTGTCAACTTTAGTTCAGTCGACAATGTTGGGGGCGATACCTACTCGCCCCTTTTTTTATGTCCATTTCCATTACCCATTGATTAGCTCTTATACATAGTTAATAGTATATGGTGCAACCCCTACCCCCGTGGGAGAGTTGTTCCATTTCCATTACCCATTGTTTAGCCTTTATGTATAGTAGTATAGTATAGGTACACAAGCACGGCGGGAGGCTGAGGTTGTCCCGACGTCTGTAGTTTCTGATGAAAGTCAAGCGAAAAAGTTATCCACAAGAAAGAAATAAAGTTGTTGAGTATAAAATAAAATGGGAGTAAGAAGGTAGATAGAAAGGAGAAATCAAAATGCCGAATAATGATGACTACTTATCAAGACAATTATCAGCAGTTAATAATGCCTTTGGTGTTCAAGCAGTTGGAGATCAACCTGTTACAGAACAAAGTCATGTTGATAATATTAATTGGAAAGCTTTGTACAAAGTTTTAGAGTCTGAAGTTGAGAGCATAATACTAGACCCTAACGCACCACGTTACGTTAGTGAATGGGGTCAAGGTGTTATGGCTAAGCTTCGAGAAAAACTACCGAGATAACTTAATTCCTTAAGGATCGGCGAGGGGGCTATATAGCCCCCTTTTTTACGTCTACTCCCCAGCAGCCAGG